CCATGAAATCTGCGAACATGGTGGTGTCTTTTACGACCGCAAACCCAACCTCATCAGCTTCAGGCAATCCCCATCCCCGGAATGGCGTGCTTTGTCTCAGGTATTCGTAAGCGGCGGCAAGCAGATCGGGATGGAGCTTGAGCGTCATTTGGCAACCAGCGCCCGGAACGCCTCTTGGAGCGATTGCTTCTCGCTATAGCCAACACTGGAATTAACAGCGTCCAGGGATTCGGTAGCGAGCCGAAGCGCGATGAGCGGGCTAATCTCAAACTTGTGATACTTCTCGTTGTCCCGGTCCATGACGCAGAGGAAAATTGGCGACTCCCGGTTGGCATGGACAATATAAGCGATTGTTTCCTCGCTCACGGCCAGCGTCCCTGCATGGCCCTCGATGCCTTCCGGCTGATCTCGTCCAGAATATCGTCTATTTCCTCATCCTTGCTGCGGTCGCCACGGTAGATGTAGAAGCCATGCGGCTTTCCCGTCTCAGGATGAAAGTCGATCTTGCAATTCCATGCCCTGCCCTTGTGCATGTGGGTGATGATGGTAGCGGGCCAGCGTTCGTTCTTCATTCAAGGTGCGCCTCAATGGACCATCGCTTTCCGTTTCTAATCCTGCTGACTTGTGATTGATTTATCCCGAAGCGAGAAGCGATAGACTTCTGGCTACCAATGGCCGCGCGTATAGCTGATACCTGTTCCTGGGACAGCTTTTTATTGTTCTGAATGCCGCAGCCAACGCTCGGCCCCCGGGCGCGGCCCTTCGCCACTTTGTCAAGGGCATTATCCAGTGGAGTGCCGAGGAATAGATGGTCTGGGTTCACACAGGCGGGATTATCGCATGTATGGCAAACATGCAGGTTATTTTGAACTGGGCCATGGTGAATTTCCCAACTAACCCGGCTGGCCTTTAAGACGCGCCGAACGCCATTTTCTTTGAAATAGATTTGCCCATAGCCGAGCTTTGTTCTGCTGGCAATCCAGTTCCAGCAAGTATCTGACTTCCGGACTTTTGGCCAAAACCGTTCTTCAAGAGAATATTTCTGCTTCATTCCAAATGATCCCAATTTCCACTTGGATACTTTAGCCGCATAAACGCTGCGAGTGGCATTCCTTCATACTTTCTACACAGATACGAAAGAGAAAGCGGCATCGGGCAGCATTCGCCGTTCTCAACCTCATTCAGGACCAGCACGCCGCGCCAATGTCTCTGCCCCTGATTGCCACGGTATTCTTCCCGATGCGTGTAGCAACTTCCCGCACTGACCCCCCACCATGTTCGCCCGCTGCCCATCATCTTCGTGCCCATGTCCAAGCCCTGAACATGGCCGTGGATGAACGAGCCGCCGATCTTGGTGAGCTTGTTGGTGATCGTGCCGCCTATCGGGCGCGAACTATGCGACGACTGGAAATAGTGGCTGACTAGGAAGCCTTCAACCTCCACGACCGATAGGAATGGATACCGTTCCCAGCCGCGCACATCACATTTATCGGAGCCGATTGTTCCGATGAACTTGGGATTGTTCTGGGCAACACGGTCGGCACGGGTCTCATGGTTGCCGGTTATGAAGATTTTGCGCGGGTCGAACTTGCCCTGTTTGTTGCGCCTCCGCATGGCATCATATTCTTCCATCGGCTTGCAGATGCGCGCGAACGCTTCATTGCCCACTGCGAGATCGTCCGCGTATCGCTTACCCTCAAGCGGCGCAGATCCCGGTTCCTCATGCCCGGATAGACTAGGGAAATCCCAATGATCGCCGATATGAATGACCACATCGGGCTTATAGTGGACGATGGAATCGGCAATCCAGTCCAGATGATCCAGCGGGACGCCGGGTCTTACTTGGGTGTCGGGCACCACGAAAATCCGCTTTGGACCGCTCTCGTCCTTCATGGCGGGACTAGGTTTTTATCAAATTCCAGAACGCGGCGACGATGCCAAGGATTGTCAGCACTGTCGCGCCGACCCACATCAACGCCTTGACCGCACCGCCCCCCGCCGCAACCTGCTTGGTTAGGTTCGTGACCTCATTCCATAGCTTGCTGTTCTCTGCCTTGAGTTCAGCAATGTCGGCGCTCATCCGTTTTTCCATTTCCTCGATGGCCTTGAGGATAACCGCGTGTGTCACGTTCTCGCTCATTTGTAGCCGCACGCCTCCAGAACGGAGACATACTGCTCAAGCCATTTCTGCGAGGCTGGCCCGTCTTTCCGCAGCTCTACGCCGACTGCCAACCGCTCCCCGAATGGCGGATTGATGATCTCATTGCAGGAGAGCGTCTGCGCGCAGCCGGACACAAGCAGGCAAAGTGCAATGATACGGCCCATCACACTTTCCCCTGTTGCAGTTTGGCTTGTAGGGCAGCGAGCGCATCCGGCGTTCCTGCGGCCTTGACCTGGCTGATAACCGCCTTGTCATTTGCCGCCGATGCCTCGCCCGTTATCGCCGCAGCCTTCACCTTGGCGTCAACATTCTTGGCGTCGAGGATGCTGTAAACCAGTGGGAGCAATGCCACCGCGACACCTCCGGCAAAATCCTCCAGGGTATCCTTTGAACTGAGCGAGGAGCAGGCTTGCGTCACCCATGCCATGATCTGAGTATGGGACAGCAGGAATCCGAATATGGCGCCGCCCGCGAGCGTGCCGGCCCATCGCGCAGCCTTGAGAGCCAAGGCGCGTTGCAATCCATCAAACATGGAAATCTCCTAATTGTCTGGATCGGCCACTATTGCCGATTGATCGCGGCGGGTTTTCTCAAGGATGCAATGCTTGGCCACGTTCTTTCGCGCCTGACCCATCACATTCAGATCGGTTGCGGTTGAGCTGGCCAACCCGGCTGCGGCGCCGACCGCAGGCGCTAAGGGATTGATGACAGCGGTTGAGGCATGATCGGCTGCGCCGTTCACGATGGATGCGCCGATATTTCCGAAGTCGAATTGCGGCTTGTAATTCGCCGCAGCCGTCATGCACATCTGCACGTCAGCGCTATATTTCGCGTTATCGGTTATCTCAATTGGCTGCGGCAGGTATGAAGCACAGCCGGAAAGCAGGAGGGTCGCGACGAGAGCAACGCGACCCTCCCGGCCACTCATTTGCCGGAGGTAGCTGCGAGAGTGGCTATCGCATCCTGTGTGCCGTGGAACGCCTGCTGGGCAAGCATCTGGGCGTCCTGCTGGGCAATGGGTTTGCCGAGCGCAATGGCAGTTTGTAGAATGGAATTGACGGTAATGGTCTGTTTCTGGCCTCCCGTCAGGTTGGCAAATTCCGCCGTCGCCAATGTGGCAGCGGTAGTAACCGCCACGCCCTTGACCTGGGAAAGGACAAGCGCCAGATCGGCCTCAAGGACCGGAACGGCCTTGGCCTCGAAAGCCTTGAATTCTGCCTTCATGTTCTGGACCACGTTGAGGGCTTCGGTTTTGAGTTCGTCCCAAAGCTGGGCGAAGGTTGTTGCTGACATGGGTGACTCTCCTTGGGGTTATAAAATCCAAATGACGATGACGAATGCCGCCCCAGCTAAAAACATGGCAAGGGGATTGGCCGCGTACACATCAATCGCCCGATGAAACTCGCCTTGGGCGTCTATGCTCATTTCGGCATAAAGCCCCGTCAGCCTATTGACTGCGGCCTGTTCTGATCTGGTTATGAAATCCGATCCCATGTCAGGCTCCTTTCATTGACCATAGTGCGGCTTCGGCAGCGCGGCGCCGGATGAGGCCCTGCGATTGGTTTGGGCCAATGAATATCCAGGTCTTGAGGCAGGCCGGCACAAGATCATAGCCACCCTGATTCAGCTTCTTGAGCAGCGTGGATTCCGCGAGCCTTCCCGTTCCCTCATTGAAGGTGAACGACACAAGCGCGGCGAATTGATTGTCCGTGAGAGGAACCTTGACCAAACTGGAGACTGACAATTCCGCCGCGATCAGATCATGTTCAAGGAACGCATCGGCCTGCATCTGCGAACATGTATCACCCGGCTTCACGCCTGCGGTGTGGCCGAAACCGATGGTCCATATATTATTGCCGTCCTGATATGCCTCCAGCCTGCATCCCTCGTATTCCTTGATGAGGGCGAGCCCGGCTGAATTAATCACCCGGCTCATCTGGCCGTCGAAATCCCGATGGACACAACGCCGGTAAATCCGCTGGACTTGGTTTGGATATAGGCATTACCGGCACTGGTAATGAGCGCGAGCCCGACCCCGGAATTGCTGGAGATGCTGTTCGTCGTATCGAAGGCGTTGGCATTGCCGAGCGCATTGGAACTGGCCACAACGATAATGGTTCCGTTAGAGGCAATGACGACTTCTGCGAAGCCGTCACCGCTATTCCAGATAAGCCACAACCGCTTGCCACAGATGTTCGCGGTTGAGTCGATGAAATAGTTTGTCCCGACTGAACCGGCAGAAACACTATAGCCACCGGATAAGGCCATGTGCGTGGTTGTGACCGTGTTGACCGTTAGAGCCCCAAGCGCCACGGATTCTGCCGGCACGGGCTTGCCCGTGACTGGAACCTGACCGAGACTGATAGTCAAAGCCTCGTTTGCGAGCGAGCCGCTATCCCAGGTGACGGTAACAACCGTATCGGTCGAGAAGGCAACGGTGTTGATGGAGCCTTGAATCGTGCCGGTGGATATACCAACGGCACGCACGCGCCGATTGACGTGATAGACGCTCGAAACGTCAGCGCCAGCAATCTTGAACTGCGTTGGCCCCACATAAACCGGGGAATAGTCCAGATCGCCCTTGCCGTACTTAAACCAGATCAGGTCATTGAAGGCGCTGCGTGTGTCCGCCATGTTCTGGCGGGCGGAATTATTCACAAGCGCGGGCGCCATTCCCTCGTCCCACGTGATTCCGGTGTTGGAATTCACATTGTTGGCGGGGGTCGTGGAATAGCTGAAGATTCCGGGTCCGGTCATGGGTTTGCGATTGCCTTGGAATTTGAGTATGGTGTGCGCCCATGTCCTTCGACACGCTGCGCGTTCTGTGTATTGTGATTGGCGCCCCGCTCTTGGCGGGAGCCGTTAGAAAGCTTCAGGCTCGCATTGACGCGAACCGCTCTACTGGGCGCCCTGAAGCAAAAGACGGGGTGCGAAAGTCCCAAGCCCAGAGTTGATGGCACTCTGAGGCAGGCTTAACGGGATTGCATTTGCAAGATTCGTTGCGCCACGCGATGCGACGCCAGCCCCATACGCAGCATTACCGACCAGTCTGGGCGAAGCCGCCGCGAGCATAGGAAGTGCGGCGGCGCCATGCGAAGCGAGTGCCGCCAAGCCGCCAACCGTCGCGTCCCCCCAACGGGCGAGCCCGCGCGGCAACGGAGAACTAAGGGCTTGTCCCGCCAATGAAGGCAGCAAGTTCGTCGCGCCATTATCGACAAGGGTATTGGCCAGTTCCGCCCGCTTGCCCCAGCTTGTATTCACATTGTCACGCATGACGGACTGAAGCTTTCGGAGGGCTGTGTTCGGATTGCCCTTGCGGCCCGCAGACAATTCCTTTTCCAGCTCCGTGATCGTATCGCTGGCCTTGGAATAGTCGCCCATAACCTTGTCATAGGTTGGTGCCTGATCGGCTATCGTATTGCGAACAGATCCATAAACGTCATTGGCGTATTTCCATTGCGGCGATCCATACTGGTATCCGTCACGAATGTCGCCAATCTGCTGCTTGAGAGCATCAAAACCTTCCGGCGTGTGAAAATCGGCTGGATCAAGGGACTTCCAGTTATCAACCGCTGCCGCGACTTCCTGCCTTACATCGGCGGTCTTGGGAGAGAGCGCCTGCACGGGTCCGGTGCCGGAGCGCCCCGCGTAAGTGTTCGTTCGTGATGCAAGCGCATCATCGACCGGCGTGAAATCCAGCACTGAGGCGTCCTTGGAAATGTCAGCCATCCCGGAGCGATAGGCTGCTTGTCGGGAAGCCCTGAGATTGCCGATTGCCGCCTTGGCATCTGAAACAACCTGCCCCCAGCTTGAGGGATCAGTCAGGGCGGTTGTGAAAGCCTTGGCAGCATCGCCGCCTGCGGCGCCGGCTGCATAAGCATTGCGGATGCTATTGGCCCCGGCACCTGTCGTAGCACCAAGAACATTTGCGCCGATGTTTTTCGCCCCCTGCAATAGAAGTCCTGCGGATGGCAATAGAGCGCCAGCCGCCATGCCCGTTCCAATCTGCTGGCCCAATGGCGCATCGCTTCCGGCAGAAGTCAGGGCCGCAGCTTGGCCCCCCTGAAGCGCGCCATTGATGATCGGCGCCAAGCGGGGCGCCATCGCCGCGGCCTTGGCCGGTAATTGGACCCCAGCCATAGGCGCGGTCGTGGCGATGTTCCCGATGACCTCGCCGCCCCTGAACATCCTGTCTTGCGGATTGCCTTCGAATTGGCGGGCGTTCTGAAATTCGTTGTGCAGCGTCCTGTATGCGTTATCCGTTAGTCCGAGCGCATCCGTGCCGCGTGCCCCAAGTTCCATCGCGGATTGCGGAAGATCATAAAGGGACTGTTCAAGTCCTCCCGCATAATTCCGGATCTGATCGCCAAGTGAGGGCTGCGCCGTGGTGTCAGGAGCCGAAGCCATGCGCGCCCGTGCGCTGGCCATGGCAATTGCCTTCTGCTGGTCCAGGGTCAATTCTGCCAAAGGGCTTTCTCCTGCGGCGTCATGTGGCCCCAGATTTTAGGATCAACCCCATTCGGGGCACTGGCGGTTTTGGCCTGCGGCTGGTCGCCAAACCTCTTGTTGAGATAATTCCAGCTTTCCTGAGCGGACGGCGAAAGAAGGTTGGCCGTGTTGGGGTCTTTCAATTTGGCTTGGGCAATCGTCGCCTGCATTTCCTTCAATTTGCCGTTGAGCAGCCGCGTTGTGTCTTGCAGTGCCCCGTATTGCTGGGCTGGGGAACCATTGACTGGATAGCTTGCTGTTTGGGCTTCGCGGTCCCCTTCCCCACCGCCTTGCGTTCCGGTGTTGGCCTTGACCACTTCGCCGCCCAATGTCCTGGCCGTCTGCTGGAAATTACCTTGGCGAGGATCACCGAGAATATATTGGTCCACAAAGTTACCGATGGCATTCCATGTTGGGGAAGCAGTGTTGTGAAGCGCATCCGCATTATCGGCCAAGAGCTTTGCGTGGTCGATTGCGGTATTGAGCGCGGTCTTGGTGAGATTGAATTTGCTGTCTGGATTACCAATCTCCGTCCGCGCCTTCTGGACGGCCTGATAGTTCTTCACATCAAAGCTGGGATCGTATTGCTTCGCCAAGCCGACAAGCTGCTGAACCTCGGGCGAGCCAATACCACGCGAGCCGGAGGCCGGCGCTTCGTAATTCGCCATCATTTTGATGAGAAGTTTCTTGTCGTTTGGTAGCTGGAGCGAGTTCAGAAAGTCATCCCCGCTCGCGGGCTTCCACACAGATTCATCCTTGGAACGCGGATCGCCGCCCATGTAGGTATAGCCGTTGACGGTCGTGCCGATGGCGGGCGGGGCTTTCTTCAAGCCGGGATAGGATGGCTGCGCGGGAACTGCCTGCGGGATGAGTGGCATCCCTGTGACGGAGGCCGGATCAATCTGCGGGGCATACCCGACATTATCAAGCAATCCCATGGTTAGTACCCCACCGAAGGATGAACGAGTTGAATGGGCGCGTTGGGATTGGGCGGTTTGTCCTCACGCTTGGCATTGGCAATGGCAGACGCGCGCGAGATGAAGTTCGGTATAGGTGCCCACGTTTTGCCGTTGTCGTATGAGATTTGCCCAGACGCCTCATTGATGAGCGGCTTTTCTGGCGCGTCTTGCTTTGGGATGACGGTCCCAACCTTTGTGGCGTTCTTGTCCACCGCCTGCCCGTTCACGAACTCGATGTTAGGCCGCTGCGTCACGCCATCAATGTAATGCGGCATGTTGTCAGTCTTTGACACACGATAGGCCCTGCCGTTTTGGTCATATTGAACAGTTGGGTCATATTCATTCTGTTTCGTCAGCATTTGGAGCAGGAGCGGTGCTGCTGCCTGCGGACCCAATGTCTTGAGAAGCGGCATCATGGCCGCGGCATTCGGTATCCCAGATAGCGGCCCGGTCGTTGCCTGTGAATTCGGATTGTTCGGATCGGCAGGCTGGCCAAACATGGAGCCAAGCGTCTTGTTCCATGCGTATTGCTGGCCCAATCCGCCTATCGCATTCGTGACCGGCGACCAGTCCCAAATTGTTGACATGTGATCGCCCCCTTAGGGCAGGAACGGAAGAATGGAAAGGCCCGTCCCGATCAATGACGGAACCATTGATTGACTGGGCTGTGTCGTAGAAGCGGACCCACTCGACGAACCACCCAAGCCACCGAGGCCGCTGATCGCGCCGGCATAGCCAGAGAGAATATTCCACGGCTGCTGCTGGGAATACTGATATTGCTGAAGGATGCTGTTCAGCTTGGCTTGCGTGTCCTGGTCCTGCGCGCCACCTACATTGAGCAGGTTTTGAAGGTCCGTGTAATCCTGGCCGGCCAGATTCGGCGCAACCGTCGCGCCCTGAATGACTTGCTGATTCTGGGTGTTGAACTGGTTATTCAAACCCTGTGCCGCGCTACCAATGACATTGGCCTGATTGGCGGCATTGGCGCTTAAGGCGTTGCCCGCGCTGAGAAGGTTCTGGGATTGGTTCTGGCCCAGATTGCCCAAGGCATTCGCGGCGCCCTGCTGTAACTGCTGTTCCTGAAGATAGTTGTTGCCATAGACCTGAGAGGCTAGGTCGCCAAGATTGCGGGTGAGAAGCTGCTGGCTTGCGCCCGATCCGGTGCGTCCCGCCAGTCCAGCCTGTGCATTCACCGCGTCAATGATCGGCTTGGACTCGGCAGAGAACATCTGGTCGAGGTATGGATTGGGACCACTCATCGCTTGTTGACCAAGGATGCTTTGTGCCCCGAGCGTGGCGGCATTGGGCGCGGCAGCCGCTTGAGCGTAAGCATTCCCCGGATTGGCGTATCCACTCAGCAAACCCTGAAGCGCATCCTGCCCCGGTGCGGTCTTGGGCTGGAGCAGATTGGCAAGCGAGGAATCGGCGGTGTTGATGAGCGGCGAGCCGTTCATGGCGCGCTGTGCCGTCAGGCCAAGCGCGGTCTGCGTCAGCGGACCCTGCCCCGCATAGGTATTGGGGAGTTGGGTTTGGCCCTGCGAATTCAGGTAGGTGTTCTGCGCCTGCTGCATCAAATCCGTGAGATAGGGTTGCGCGCCTACCCACGGATCGGATTTCTGGATGGTATTTGAGGAAGTCGTTCCGCCGCCTGTGCTCACTCTATTGCCTTGCTCATCACATATGCGCGGATTTTGTAATCCGGCAGTTCACGAGCCCAACCCTTCCGCGCAAACATGCGGACTTCGTTGCAGCCCTCGGCTTTCGCCCATTTCTCAAACTCACCCTTCAGGGAAAACCATGTTTTCATGTTCTCCCCGCCCAGCATCTCGATATTGGCAACCGATAAGCCGCCCGGATGCTGTTGAAGCGAGGTAACGCCAGCCGCCGATATGACCTGCTTGCCCCCGTTATCCGTCACCACCACCCAGCATTGCTTCCGGAGTGACAGAAGTTCGTCCAACTCGGTTTCGAGCGTGGTGATGCCACCCGAAGCAGCGACGGCTTTCTCCAAAAGCGGCGCAATCTCTCCCCACAGCCTCCACAGAGGCGAATTCCCGTCTGCGTCAGGCGTGGCCGGAATCTGGATCAGATGCATCAGCCGCCGAAGGCGCTCAGGATATTGGACAGGAAGCTCGGCAATTGCGGCGTGCCCGCGTTCAACGTGGTATTCATGGCCGGCGCCTGGAATCCTTGATGCAGAATGGACCCCATGGGCGCGTTTGGATCACCGGCAGCGCCAACCCCAGGAAGCGAAAGGTTTGCGGTTGGCTGCTTGCCGCCACCCATCAGGGAAAGCAGCGGCAGAAGGCTGCTCATGCCGCCACCAAACGGGCTTGCGCCCTGTGCAGATGGCGCGGCAGGTGTGGGAGCCTGGATCTGTGGCAGCGAACGCCCCGGGCCTGCCTGCGGCGAATTCATCTGCGTGACCGGAAGCCCGATTTGCGGCATCTGCGGCAGGAAGGACAGGAACGGATTGATCGGGTCAGCCATGGTTCATCCTAAAATTACATAAGCAAAAGTCTTATCGGCATTGGCATCGTTGGCGTGGGTGATCTTGAAACTCACGCCCTCAACAATGTCGGACGGCTTGATGTAGATGGTGCCGTTCTGTAGTTCCGCTGCGGCATGTGCGGTTTGCGGCATCAAAAGGATCACACTGAGCGCCCCGACCAGGGCATTGTTGACGGTCGTAGTTGCCGCCCCGGTCGCAAGCGTCACGACTCCGGTTGAATTGATCTTGCCCCGAAGGGCCTTGTTGACGACTTCCGCGACTTCCCGCGGACTTCCCCCGCCCGGTGGAAGTTGGCGGAAACTGATCGGCTTGTTCGTCACTGCTCGCCATCATCAACAGCATCAACGTCGAGCCCATTCATGAATGTCCAGTTTGCTCCCGCCGGAATATCCAGCTTCAGGCGATGAAAGCGGCCAGAGGACAGCAGCGGCACATCGCCGTTGCTCTGCATCGTCGCTGCGGCTGTATTCACCACGGTATCCGCGAACCGCTCCCGGCTCTCGCATGTCACTGTCATGCTGGAGGCATCCGATAATGGCCTTGTATTGACGATGATGGACCTTTTGCCTTCCACGCCCTCGAAATCCGCAGTCGTAAGCGACGCGGCGAGGGGCGCCCCGCCGAAGTTGGCCAGATTGTGCGTGGTATCGAATGCGGCAAGGATGGATGCCCCGCCTGTCCAGGCCCTGTCATCCAGACTGAGAGGGACTGTTTCCAGATTGGGGTAAAGCGCACTCAACTGTTCCAGCGTCAGGCCGACCGTGAGAGCCGGAAACAGCATCTCATGGTTGACCTTGGCATAGGACCATTCCTGATTGTTCCAGTTGTAGAACAGTAGCGTGTCCGGGTTGGTCGCGTTGGCCGCATCCGTCGAGACAAAGGACCAGATCACAAGCTTGTTCGCCGGATCAGCCGAAGCCGTCATGAACTCGAATTTGCTGGGCTGGCAATGGGCGGCAAACCAATCATCCACTCTCTGGCTGCCAATGCTGGTACTCAGGCTATCGCCGTCTTTGACGTAAAATCCATCCTGGGCATAGAAGAACATCTGCGAGCCCACCCGGATCAGGGAGCCTGGAGCCGCCAACCCCCTGCCATCCTCCAGAAGGTCAAACTGGAAATAGAGCGGGGGTCCGATATAGGTCATCCGGGTTATTGCCCGTTCCTGGAAGATATAGCCGACCTCTCCACCGACCATACCATTGATCCAGCCGCCGCCCTGAAGCGTCTCTGTGTCGCTCTGGTTGGTTCCTGGGGTCCATCCCGCCGAGTCGTTGAAGCCGGACCATGCAAGCTGCTGCGGCGAATTAATGGTATTGCCCAGAACAACAAAATCCCGCACGCCGCAGATGTACTTTGCCTTAGGCGGAGATCCTCCCAAATTGGCGAACAGCGTCGAAACCCCCATGTCGTAGTATTGAGGGTTATTGCTGATCTGGGTTGCTATGATGCGCTGGCCATATTGAAGAAACTGCCAGCGGTCGCCGGATACGACGCTGTAGCCCGTGACAATCGAAACGTCATTGAATGTCGTGCCGGCGAGCAGGTAGAGCTTGGTCGTATCCCCGGCGAAGGTGTCAATCGCCCCCGTCGCATCCTGCGCGGAAATTGCCCCCAGTGCCCGGCCCGCAAGCGGTGTCGTTGAGAGCGCCATGGGGGCGCCCAGAGGGACATAACCGCTTCCCGAGGCATAGCAGTTCTTAACGTCTGTCTGACCGGGATTGGCCAGGCCGAACTGATCCGGTGTCCACTTGGCAAGCGGGATGCGCTTCACGGCGTGTAAATGTCCGGACTGGCTTGCCAGGCGGAAGCGTAACTATCGGTCTTGTTCGCGGTGTTCGCGCCGTTGACAAGCCCCGAGAAGGTGTTGAGCGCCTTCTGCGCCTCGTCGCTATTTCTGATAAAGCGGTAAGCCTCAAGCAGAGCCCCCCAGAGGTAGATGCCCGGGGTGTTTGTTAGAATCCAGTTGGTGTCCGTCGAGGCCGCGAGAGCCGGGAATTTTCGGTAATAGAGTAAACGCCCCGTGTAGGTGCCATCCGGAACAGGCCCGATGGCCATATTCACGCCTTCGATGGTAAATGCCTTGGGGCAACCTGTGATAGTTGCGTCCCACTTTTTCCAGAAGTCTTGCGGCGTGTAGAACTTCAATTCCTTGACTGGGCTGCCGTCCAAATAGAGCCGCCTGTGAGCCAGATAATCGCAAGGAAGTTCAACATATTGACTCGCTATCGTAGCATAGGCCGATTGCTCCATGGCAGCCACGCGCAACGGCTGACTCGGAAACGGTTGTTCTTCCGAGCCATAGTAAATGCGCGCCTCTGCAAGCTGGACAAACAGCGGTATCTGCGCCGTAAGATTGGCGCGGTTCAGATGTGCGGCAACTTGACTCAGAAGGTCGCCTAGTGTGGCTATGGTCATCGTTTTGCGTTAACCGATTCGACTTGGATTGCGGGGAAGGCCATAAAAACTGGAAGCCAGGATGGACAAGCGATATTCAACCGCTGAAAAAATTGCCGATGGTCATGCGAAGAAAAGAGATTGGCCCAATAGCATTTGGCTATCAGCGGCAATAATTCTTGCGCTGCTCGCCATGCTTTATTGGGGCGGATTCATTACCCATATTGACGGGTAAGGCTTAAAGCGTTTTTTGATAGGCCCAGTCGGCGCGGGTGGCGACGGTCGCCGCATTGCCGCCCCATCGGGTATTGCAGTTCGTCCAGGCGGTGTCTGCGCTTGTCGTGCCATAGATCGCGTGCATTGCAAGTCCGGCCATTTGCCAGATGCAGTAACCGTCCGGATCGGTCGCGCCCTGTATTGTTCCACCGGGACTACCTTGGGCGGTAGGAAGCCAATACCCGCCAATGCCAGAAACCGCCGAAGCGCCAATGGTCGCCGTGGTGAACGTGCCGTATGTGCCACCCGCACCCGTGGCGGTGATAAGGTAGTTATTGCCATCGACAAAGGGAGCCGGAGCCGCGTTCAGATCGCCCTCATAGGCGTAATTCTGCGGCCTCCAGGTATCCCCGATTGCAAGCGTCCAGGGCGGCGGTGCATCGCCCGTCATGGTGATGACGCCGGTCGTGCCGTTCGTGGCAAAGAGCGTATTGCCGCCGCCGCCTATGCCCATCTGCGAGAGCGTGGATGGATAAGAACCGGGAGCCGCAGCCCCATCATCACTCAAACTTGGCGCGATAGAATACACAGTAGCGAAGAATGGCGGGAAAGAAGTCGTGTAGAGATTGACAAGCCACTTGGCGATGTAGCTCACAAGCCCGCTCAGGCCCGCGACATAATCCCCATGGAGTAGCGCGCACATCGGGACCGCAACGCCAAAATAACTCTGCGGGAATTGTGACTGGAAGTTGTGCCCAAGCGTGCTTCCGGTTGGGGGCAGGCCATTTCCATCATTGTTATAGACCAGCCCGAGGTTTCCGAAATTCCCGCCACGCCATGCCACATAATCCGACCAACTCGCGCAGTTGTTGGAGATCAGGTTTCTCAGATAGGTTTCTTCCGGGCTGCCATTCCCGGCTGCAAACGCCCCAAAGCCCAAGGCCCGGATTGCCCACGCGCCAAGCCTTGTTTCAGAGGATTGCGCTATGAGAACGCCATAGCGGGTGGTTCCGGAGCCGGGAGGGATCGCATAATTACGAAAATTCTGCTGCATGGTGCCAATCATCACATTGGCCTGCAACAACAGAATGTCGCGCAGTACTGTGCCCCCTTCCATTACCCAGACTGCATAAGGCGCCGAGCCGGGGTAGTGCGCTGTTCCACCCGTCCAGCCGTTATTTCCACCTGTGGCAGTCGTTCCCCCGCCGATGTTGGACGATGAAGAACCGCCCGCCTGCAAACTCCAGTAAGTGGTATGCTGATCGGCACCGAGCCCTGTTACCGCGGGCGTAATCAGGCAGGGGATTTTCCCGGTGGTGTCATCCAGTATAGACCCGGGAATGCTTGCCATCGCATAGGCCATGACG